ATGGACAGTACGCCGTTAGAAGTCACAGGCGTATCTGCCCCAATGAACAGCCTCATGGCTACGTGGGATCCGGGCATTGGCATAGCGATTACTGCTCGTGAAGTGGATATCACAAATACTGCGTCTGCACCTACTTCGCTGCTAGATAACTTAGTGGTTAATGGCACCCAAGTATGGACTGTGGATATCACGGGTACTCTTACACACGGCATAATTCCAGCAGCCCGGATCACTGGCCTCGTGCCGTTCCCAGGCTTCAATAACGTCACTCTAACAGGCACAACCATAATGACAGGCCCTGTCATTATGGACAGTACTCTCTTGGTTCAGGGCGACGCTACATTCGACATGGATATTACAGGGAACTCTACTCTTTCTATTGCAGGAATATCACTCCTAGCCGGGGGAGCAGTAGTAGACGCTGGGTTAACGGTTACCGGAGGGGAAACTACCGATAATCTAAATGTGACAGGCACTTCTATACTTGCAGTTACGGATGCCACTACATTAGGGGTTTCTGGGATCACCCTGCTCCATAACGTGCAGATAGCAACCGGCGATACTATCACTATAAATGGCGCGACTCCTGTTGTGGGACTAGAGTCATTAAATGGCAGTATAACTATTGCTCAGGTGACCCCAACAGAATACAACATCCAAATTTCAAACACAGCTCTTGTGCCCATTGGCAGTGTCCATCAAATCGCGATGGCCTCTACAGTCGGAGCAGTCGGTGGAGGCAACGGCCCAGGCACTCTGAGCCTCCTTCTCCCCGGTACTGCTGCTAACGGATGGGCTGTGACAGTCGAGTGCACAATAGGCATTGGCGGCGCTGGAAGTTTTTCCATGACCGACTCAGGGGGATCTTTCACAGGTGTTCCTATTACATGGAGTGTCGGTAACTTCGCTTCTTATGTCATTATGTACGATTATGGGACAGCCGTAGGAGGCGACACAATTACTTCATCGAACTCTCCGGGATACTCTGAGTTCTACCGAATCCAAGCTGTTAGGACTTCATAATGGCCACCCTAGTAGAAGTAAAGGGGGATGAGGTCGTACCCATCCTCCAGTTAGGTCCTGTAGGCGGTCTCGACACAACCACCGCCCCTTTCCGTCTCGCACCTACGAACATCGTTGACTGCCTCAATATCACGCCTAACAACACCTACGGGTCATACGTCACTGCCCTGGGCAGATCGTTCATTGGACTGCTGCCTGGTCCGTGCAACGGGTTCACCAAGTTCATACGCCCTGGTTTCCCTGATACGTACATCTTCGCTGTGGATGTTGGTGGGGTCGGTACCCTTTATGAAGGCCCTCTAGATGGCCCATATACTGCACTGGTTCTCCCAGAAGTTCTCACACCGGGACTTAACACACAGTTTGTGTTTTCATTAAAATGGTGTTTTGTTAATAATAGCGTCGATACGCCCCTAAAGATTGACCTTGACCTAGTAGTGACCTTCTGGGGCATTGCAGCTCCTCCTACTGCTCCCCTGCTGGCTCCTGCTGGCGGCGGCCTCCTGGACGGCACATACTACTACTGCATAACATTTGGAAATTCCCTTGCCCCACAAGAAAGCTCCCAAGGAACTGTATCTCTACCTCTTACGGTAGCTTTTGAGGCCATTGAATTAACCAATATCCCAATCTCACCAGATCCCCAGGTGAATGAGCGTAACATCTATCGTTTGAGTATCGGAGTACTCAATCAGTTCTTTCTAATCGCTACCATCCCCGACAACACTACTACAGTGTATTTAGACAATCTGGCCGATTCTGCGGTTGTTGGTCAACTACTCACAGTGAATCGCGATGTGCCGTTTCCGTTTTCGTTTATCTGCACTCACCAGGAGCGTATTTGGGGATGGGGCACACCTACAGACCCGTCACTAGTCTACTACTCCAATTTGAATGAACCTTGGGGCTTCAACCTCGTTACGGGGTTTCTGCCTGTTGGAGAGAACTCGTTCAATGATGTAGCGATGGGCATGAGCAGTGAGGGCTCACAACTCATACTCAACAAATATCGCAGTGTGTACGCGGTCTGGGGTTCAACCAACGCAGACTTCATCGCTACTAAGGTCGCAGACACTGGCTGTCGTTCTGGCCTGTCTGTGGCTACCTTGGACGGTCTGACAGGATGGGGCAACACTCGAGGAGTATGGTTCTCCAATGGACAGACTCCTCTGAACATGTCGGATGGACAGTACCAACAATCAAACATCAAGTCCTTCTGGGCCGGTCTCTCTGACAATGACTTGTCTCAAATGGTGGGCTTCTGGTACGACCGTATGTATCATATTAGCTTCCCTACCCTAAACTTGACCTATTTCTATGACCAGAGGTCGCAGGCTTGGTGGAAACTTGGTTGGGCTACAAATCATGTTTACGTGGATGTTGAAGCCTCTCAGAACCCTGCGAATGGAGTGCATCTGCAGGTGTTGGCCCTAAATCTCCAACACATCGGAGAGTTCGACCAGTGGTTCACTGGAGGCACGGACTTAGGCGAACCCATCATGTCCCTTGTGCGTTCAAGAATAACGGATGCTGGAGACTCTTCCACAGACAAAATCTTCCGTTACGGGGAGATTGTCTGCCCTCAACAGGTTGCCCTCGCCTACCTGACCTGTATCGCCAACCCTGGCAACGACGCATACTACAACCAGATCACCTTAAACTTGAACGACGCTACGAACGGAGTACGTCACCAAGAGAGCTGGTCACAGTCTATGCGAGGATCCGAAGTCCAGTTCCTCCTGCAGACGTTCGCTTCGATACAGCTTGAGATTCAGCAGATCACCATTTATGGGTTCGTTGATCGTAGACTCATACAAACACAGGCGACTATCTGATGCCTGTTCCGCCAGCAAACAACCAAGGCACTACTCGTTCGGTGAGCAACTACAGCACGGGCAAGGGTTACGATGTCCTCAAGGGCGTTACGAACCTTGCAAAATCCAACGGTCCTCGCATCAACCCCCCAACTCTCATAGGGTCGGACTTTGCACAGATCAACCTCTTACTCAACCCTAAGAATCTGTTGACATTCTCTAACATAGTCAATCGTGTAAACTCCGCCAACACCGTGACGAACGTGAAGGCCCAAGGACTCACCCTTACCATTCCCCCAGGGTCTACCCTGCAGTTCATACTGAGCGGAGTGGCTGCTACGCCGGTCGTTCTTATGTACATCCAACCGACAGGAGCACCGGCTTCGCCGCACATCATCATAGGGCAGGGGATCCTAGGAGGCGGTTCGTATCGTCTGTTTCAAGCACAGGTGGACCCCGCGATAGCCACAGGTATCGTTTACGCTCAACTGTTCTACCAATCTACTTGACGTGTGGTAGAATCTATGAGAGAGGTGTAGCATGAAGGCATTATATCCAAAGATAAGCAAAGTTTTATCTGCTTATGCTATTCCTAAAATAGAATCCGTGTACTCGAAGAAAGTGCAGGGCCACGAGTTTCAAGGACACTACGGGTTCCAAGGGAAGTACTACGGTAAGTTCGCAAGTAAGATCAACCCTTACAAGGGTGGGGAGAAAAATCAATGAGTTACGGGGCAGCAGGTAGAGCAGCATGGAATGCCCAACAACCAGGCAGAGGTAAAGCTAGCACAAGCAACGGCATGAACGGCCAAGGTACCGGTGACGGTCAGCCCCAAGGTGCTTCAGATGATGAGATTGAGAAGATCCTAGGCCAAGGAAAATATGCCAAAAAAAGTGCATCTCCTAAAAGGGCTAAAGCAAGAAACCCACACACTTCTGTAAACCAGAGAAACAAGAAGTGATTACTCCTGCCAAGCAAGGCCAACTCGCGTACTATGAAAGAGAGAAACCTCATGCCAAGCGGAAACGGAAGCAGCTCAAAAAAGCCCATCAAAAAAAAGAAAGCCTCGGCAGCCAAGCCTCCGGCTAAGAACTCTTCAGGAGTGGCAGCGTTTGACCCCAAGCAGTTCCTCAACCAAGCAGAGACCGCAGTCGGTAAAGTCGGCAAGGCTATTGGTAACGCATATGCCAACCGACCGGCGACGAAGATTTTTCAAGGCATGGGCGGAAAAAATGGAAAAGGAAAATAGCGATGGGTGGTATGATGCCTGGCCCACAGATGGGGCAACAAGCTGGGCAGGGACAGCCGCAACAAGGGCAGCAGCCGCAGCAGCCTGGGCAGCAGCAGCCGCCTGCGAATGTGCCGCCGGAAGCTCTGATGGCTCTATTATCGTTCCTGCAACGGATGGGGCCGAACTTGCAGCCGGGACAGCCTGCACCGGCTGGAGCGGAGGGTCCGGCGCAGATGTCGATGCAACAATTGTTACCAATGCTTCTGCATCTGCTAACGATGAATCCACAGCAGCAGCAAGCACCCCAGCAGCAGCAGCAAGCCCAACAACAGGCTCAACAGCCTCCTGAGCTGGTGAAGATGATGGGACAGATGGGACTAAAGGTGAAATAATGGAACAGTACTACATAACTCGTATCAAGCATGAAGAGGCGTTGCCTTTTGCTCTTGAATATACGACAAATGCAGGTCTACCATTCCCCTACGAGTGGTCAGAGACTTGGAAGAACTACATAACTTGGTACGGAACACGAGAACACCATGGCAATATAAAAGGTGTTCTAGGCTTGATGATGTCAAGTAAACTTCCAGAAGAACTCTGTGCTGTTGGACTTTATGGTAACCCTAAATCTATAAAGGTCCTCATAGAGTATTTTTTAGGATTCGAGCATACCCATAAATTCGGGCATGTTGAAATTGGTAACAAGGCTTGGCATAGAGCACTTGAGAAGAGACATTTTAAAATCTCCACTGAGCCTGAAACGACCTCCATAGGTACTGAAGTACTGTTGACTGAGTATGTAGGAGTCTAAAATGAGTAGTGGAAGTGGTGGAGCGGCTCAAGGAGCTATGCAGTCAGCCCTTAACAATCAGGGCACGGCTGCCACTGGCATAAACAACAATGTCAACACGCTCAACACTCAGGCAGCAGGGCTCAACGCTCCTATGCCTGCCACGACCTCTGCTATCGCTGGGAACGCTGCAGCAGTGGCTCCTGGCATGCAGGCAGGTCTAGGAACAGCTCTTAACTCACAGGGCAACATGTCCGGGCAGACGGGGATCAATCAGAATCAGCTTGGGCAACAGTTCACCAACTACGCCTCCAACACCGGAGCTACGAACCTCTCGCAAGCTAACCCTGCCCTCTCAAGTTTCTATAGTAATGAGATGTCGCAGGGCATGGGACAAGGGCAGATGATGAACGCTCAGAACCAGCTGCAGCAGCAGATGGCTCAGAGCAACGCTACGATGGCTAATCAGATGCAGCCAGGCATGAACCCTGCCGCAACGCAGCAGGCCAATCAGAACGCCCTCCTAACGGCCTCTGGCAACCTCGCGGGGTCCTTGGCCGGTCAGAATCAGACAATCAAGCAGCAGGGCGCTACGGGCCTCGCATCTACTGCGTCCGGCCTAGACGCTCAGACGATGAGTATGCTCCAACAGGCGCTCACAGGCGGAGAAGGACTCAACACGCAGACTCTGCAGAATTTGATGTCTGCCCTAGGTCTAGGTAACACTGCCCTGACCCAAGGTCTCGCCTCCTCTGCTCAAGGACTAGGAGCTACGGAGCAGGCAGGCAACCTGCAGTCTGGGCTATTCTCTGGCTACGGCAACCAGGCTGTGGGGTTCGGTAACCAAGCTCAGTCGCAACAGTCAAGTAACAATTCCCTCTTAGGAAGTCTTGGTAGTACTCTAGGAGGTCTAGGATCAACCGCCATTAAAGCGGGCGCTATGGCAGCGATGTGAGGTTCGCATTTTACATCTTCGAGGGGTCCTCAATAGCTTGGGCTAGGAGACTTTACGATGAGCTTGGGGAAGACTCAGTTCTCGTTTATCACCAGCTCAAAGACAATCGTAAGGTCGGCACCGGCCTCGTGCCGTTGACTGAGAGTAAAGAAGAGTGGTTGGCTTGGGGAGAACAGGACCCGAGTACAATCTATTTTTTTGACTGCTCAGGAGATGGTGACTTCGCTAAGGAGCTTCAGGACTCGGGCAAACTCGTGATAGGGTCCGGACCTTTCATGGATAAACTTGAGAAGGACCGCGACTGGGGAGCAGCCCTGGCAGAGAAAGTTGGTATCCTGTGTCCACCTACGAAAAAGTTCACCTCCATATCTGCTGTCCAGAAGTTTCTAGAGACCGACCCGGAGCAAGAATCTGGAGATGGCGGTTGGGCCTGGAAGTCAGACCGATTCTTAGGCTCAGATGTCACGCTAGTTAGTAAAGACACTGAAGAAGTCATGGAGCATCTTGAACATGTTAAAGAACGCTTTGGCGACAGTATTAAATGCATCCTACAAGAAAAGATTAAAGGCGTCGCAGTATCGACAGCTAGGTGGTTTAACGGTAAATCTTTTGTTGGGCCGTATGAAGGAACTATTGAGAATAAGAAATTTATGAACGACGGCAAAGGGTCTTCTACAGGATGCTCTTTAAATGTCGTTTGGTTTTATACTGAAGAATCGAAGATACATGAACAACTTCACTTTGACGCACTTGAAGCTGAGTTTAGGTCTCACTCTGCTCCTCCTGGTCTATATGACATCAATACTATCCTAAACAAAGAGGGAGCATGGTTCCTTGAGTGGACACCTAGATTAGGGATAGATTCTGAACTTACTTCACAAAGAGGTATCACATCTCTTTCAGGGTTTCTAGAAGCTTTGGTGTTAGGGAAAGATGTAAATGCATTTTTTAGGGTTAATACTGCTTATTACGCTGTGCGCCTTAGCGTACCGCCATACCCCAACGAACTGAAGGAAGACAAGAGTCCTGCCCTCGGTATTCGTGTAAAGAACTACGATGGGATATGGGACAAGTTCTTTGTGGCCGTGGGGGTATCGTGGGAGGAAGACAAGGGTCTGTTTGTGTCTGACCCTACAGGGTTCGTGGGTTGCGCCGTATCCGAGGACCCTTCGATAAGTAAAGGGTTCGAAAAGATATACAAGTTCTTGGATAAATTATCTGTTCAGGACTTGCAGTACAGGACAGATGCAGCCACGATCATTTTGAAAGATGTTGAGACCATGTTAAAATATGGTTACGAGACAACCCCTGCGATGAGGAGATAATCATGGGCTATGGTGTACCTAATATGGGTGGTGGTGGGGCAGGCGGCCTTATAAGCCTCTTAGGCGGCCTCTTCGGAGGACTGCACCAAGGCAACATAGACAAAGGGGATAGAAAACAAAAAGCGGCTGAGTCTGCTGCCAATGTTGCCAAGACTGGCGCAGATATCACGCATGAGGGCATTGAGAACAAAGTCGCACAAGCTGGTCTAGATGCGACGAATCTTGCCGCTACTCAACAGAATGCACAGACTCTTGTTACTAACACTAATAGACAGCTTCTCACTCATCCTGACATGCTGAAAGATCCTGCCCTTCGCAAGGCTTATCTTGATGCTTCGAGTTCTCTTCATATGCCAGTTGCAATGGATAAAGATGGAAATATAGATGTTGACTCGACGAAAAGCAAACAGTTCGGCGATTATACCCCGGATGAAGTAGCGAAACTTATGGCTATGGACCCTTCTGTACGAGCATATGCTACAAGGGACGTAGGAGGAAAACCAAAGGGATTTGACACAACTAAGGCTATACAACCGTATGACCAGATGACAAAGAGACTGACTGCCCAGGCCGCAGGAACACGCGCTACTACAGGCCAGAAGGCGGAAGCACATAAAGAATATGTTGATGATGTCAAGTTGCCCATTTGGTCACGTCTAGAGAAGGCACGAGCTATCGTACAGGAGCACACAAGTGCAACAGACACAGCCAAGGCGTATGCTGTCATTAACAAAATGAATGCTGAGGCCGGACGAGCATCTGCAGAAGCTGCTGCCGTGGGTCCTAGACTTCAAATAGCCGAACAGAGCCTCGGCCTACGGAGCCAGGAGCTGAGTGTTCGTCTTCAGGAGCTGCAGTACAATACCAACCCCGGCTCTTTTAAGAATCTCCACCTCGCTACTCAGGCGCTTGACGAGTACACATCAAGAACTGAAGGACAGTTGGAAGGCGCTAAGAAAGCCCTAGCCACGTATGCCGCTACTAAAAATGGTGGGACCATACTAGCAGATGACCCTATTGGGATCAAGCTTCAGGGGAGTATCGGCAGACTAGAGAGTCTTGTCTATTCTGCCACGCAGCAGTCTAATAAGGCCCGCAGTGAGTTTACCAATTTTCAGCACCAGGGTGTTGCCATAAGCAAACAAAGTGGCAAACAGGCGAGTATTCTGCCTCGTGCTAATCAGGGGGGATCTGAACAATCCCTTGGGGACGCTCCGCCAGGAGCCAAGAATGGCACCAGAGGAAAGATGGCCGATGGGACGCCTGCCGTAGTTAGAGACGGCAAGCTGTATAAAGTGCAATGAGTGGGTTCACACCGGACCCCACTCCGGCTCCAGCAGCTCCCGCTTCTAGAGGTGGGGGCTTCGTTCCAGATCCTGACAATAAGGCCACAGGTACTCCGGTACCTGTCTCTACTCCTCAAGTGGGTCCCACTCTACGGCAAGCTACTCCTCCTGCTGGGGGAGGGTTCGTGCCTGACAAGTCCTCCACCCCTAGTATCTGGTCACAGATGCAGGCCAAGCAGAAGAACACTGCACAAGTTCTGAAGGGTTGGGAGGGTAACATCAGAAGCGCACAAGACGAGGCTATTAGGGCCGTGGGGACAGAAGCATCTGAAGATTTAAATGTAATTAGCACTCCCGGCCGGGAAGTCGAGGGCATAACTCAAGCCTTTAGAAAGGGTCCTCTAGCGGGGAACACTCCACTTTCAAAGGTGACTGATTTTCACGACCGTATGACTACCCTCAATGACCTAGTTTGGCACCCCTCATCGCAGAGTGTAAACGCTGCTCGTGAATCATTTCAGCGGGGCCTGCACCTGCCAACAGACGTTGATATCGACATGACAATGCACAGTGCACTCATGTCTCACCTAGGCCAGCTTACGCCTCTTGTGCGGAACGCTCTAAAGACATTAAACAAAGTAGGCGCAGACACTCTAGCCGACCCGTTCGCTTGGGCCTCTGACGGGGCTACAGCTATTAGAGATATGGGCCTTGCGGATAAGTTAGCGGATGCTCCGAGTGCTTCACAACTTCTCGTTACGGCAGCTCACCATGCGGCTGTCAATCCTGCAACCAAGCCTCTCATCCATGCCGGGGTGACGGCAGGCCGTCTGATTACAGGGCAAGCTTACAGGCTCTTGAAGAAACACGGTGCAGGCCCTTTCTTTGAGCATTTGGCGGAGGCTTACAGAGGTACAAAGAACTCTGCCGCAGACATAGCTAAAAATCTGCACGACGCGTTCGTTGTCCGTCCTGACCTCCTAGACGCCGGTCTGACTCCTACGGGGCGTGACGTTAGAGTACAGCTTGAGAACGCCTCCCGCGTTCGTAAGGTGCAAGATTTTAAAAAAGACGAGTCTGTGGTTCATAGTGCAGATGCTTCAGCAGCTCGTTTCCAGGAGTACGCTGCAGAACATGGTCCCCAGGGGACGGGCTCTTTGAAAGATGCAGACTTTAAGAACGAAAATTTGCCGGTCCCCAAGAGCCAAGTGAAAGAGTGGGAGAAAAAAGTCACTGACAAAATGTTCCCAAAAGGCATTAACGAAGGTCTAGCCCGTGGGGATAAAGCAGGACTCGCTGAGAGAACTGCTAAGGTCCAAGAGAAGATGCAGAAACTACGGCCTGACCTGGACGCAGCGTTTCGTAAAGCGCGTCCTAACAAGCTAGACAATATACGACAGATGGACCCTGACGAGAGGTCTGAGTTTTTCTCATATTTGAGAGACAATGTACACAAAAACGAGTTAGCGCGTAAATCCAAAGACGTGTTTTCCGAAGCAGGCGGCAAGGCCCTCATTAAGAAGGGCGCAGGCAGCATACCAGATTGGGAGTCTTATCGTGCTCCTAAAGTTACCCCTGTTGCCAAGGCAGCTAAGACTGCGGCGGATCTCGGCAGAGCTGGCATTGAGCTGAACCCCCTCCCGCATGCCGTCGGTAACGTAGGCACCCTGCAGTTCTTGGGAGGCGGCTTAGACGCTGTTACAAGAGGCGTAGCGGCTATGGTGAAGCCTGTAGACCACGTTGCAGAGAGCACTCTCACAGAGATGGGTGCAGGCGTCCCTGAGTACATCGGAGGCCACATGGGAGGCGTACCAGGGTACGCTGATCTGGTTAACAGGTCTAGCGGTATTCTGCACAAGATGGAGCTTGGTTGGAGAACGGGCATGCTTGAGCATCTCGACCGGGTTATGGGTCCGACTGTAGCCGGTACCAAGGCTCACTACATCAAAGGGGCTCTCATCAATAAGAAGCTTGGAGACTATAACGCCCTTACGGCCTTCGCCCGCACCTTCGCTTCTTTTGGTGGTCCGTATGTGGCCTACAAGTTTGGAGTACTGCCAAAGGCTCTCCTTGACTCTATAATACACAATCCGATAAATGTTGAGACGTTACTTCGTACTGAAGGACAAGTACAGGACAACAGAGCAGGAGCTAAGGAAGACAAGTACAGTGGTTCAGACCCAGGAGAAGAATTAGGGCAGATGACAACTAATCCATTGCAGTACGTTATTAACACTGCCACGATGGGAGCAGTTCATGATATTAATGAGGTGACAAATGATTGGAACGCCCCCCAGGACACTCATGAGACCTGGGACCAGGGTTTATTTAAAATCGCCCAAAATCACTTCGCCCCGCTTGGGGTTGTTGCAGGAGCTATGGAAAATGCTCAAGGAAAGTCTATGGCAGGGCAGCCTATGACATTTGCGGATCATGTGATTTCTGCCCTTATAAGCTCTTTGAACCAGCACATACATCATAACCCTTCAGAAAAGACAGCCAGAAAAAGAGAGCGTTACATAGATAAACACGCGTTTACACCGGAGGACTAGGAAATGGAAGCTAACGATAGAATCAACAGAATAGAAAAAGGGCTTGCCAATCACGACGAAGCCCTCTTTGGAATGTGGATCTCTGCTAGTAAACGGGACATGGGTGTGGTGGAGAAAACCAACTCGCTTATGTTGCGTCTCACCAAATTGGAAACAATGCTAAAGGTTTTAGGCGGCCTAGTATTTGTTAACGCGTTGAGTTCTCTAGGAGTTCCAACACAGTCGCTTGTCCCCTTGGTCTTACGTAGCCTTCTCCATCTGTTAGGGAACTGATTCGGTTCTTGACTTGCTCAACACTGCAAGCACACAAGTAATGTAGGCCGTTGCTTGCCCCTTCAACTTTCTTGCAAAATTCTTGCTGTGCGGCACTCAGGAAATGAGTGGGCTTCTTGTACGCCTCTTCACTTTTAATTTCTATGGCTAGAAACTTCCCTCCGTAACAGACTATGATGTCAGAGATGCCTGCCCTACCGTAGGACCCTCCCGGCCAAGCAAAGTAGAAGAGTTCAGGCTTCAAAGTGTCCAAGTACTTCTTAATGGCCATCTTGACTTTGTTCTCAGGTGTGTTGTTCATCAGTACGCGATCTCTTCTTCATCTTCAAAAGTAGCCGTCGAACCGTTTGCGAGTCCAAGGATCTTCACTACTGATTTTGTTTTGTTTGCGTCGTCTTCTCTGGGCTCTGTCTTAATGAACGCGTCAAGAGTCTTCCCTGAAACGAGCTTCTGGAACAGACGACCTGCCTCAACTTTGTCCGGCGAGAGTTCTGCGTAGTGGCTCTCTGGGACTCCAATGGCCTTGTAGATTGAAGCCATGGTGCTGAGACCCATGCAGGTCACCTTGCCTGTCTTGGACTGCCCGACCTTAAGTGAATACCACTGGCGCGTCTCTGAGCCCTTGTGGGGTCCTTTTGTAATCGCATAGGTCACAATGAGCATGTCGTTGCCAGCTCCTGAGACGGCAGGCTCAAGGTCATGGAGTTTGATTTCGTATTCGCCGTCGGGGATGGGTTCATACGTGCTAGCAAGGTCGTTGAAATTGATCTTCTTGAGTGCAGGCATTATACTTCCTCCAAAATTTTGTCTATGACAAAGGCGTTAATGAGTTTCTTTCTTGCATATTCTTGTTGTTGTTCTGTAAAGAACAGGGTCGGAATTTTGTTTATCCGGTTTTGATCCGCTGTGGGGTAGTACAGGCTTTGTATAACTTCTGGAGTACTGTACTTCAGCATCAAAGCATAAAGTGTAGCAAGTTCTTTCTCGGTCATTTTATTTCTCCTCAATGATGATAGGGATTAGGATTACTTTTCCACTCTCGGAATAGGCTTTAATGTAGTGTTTTTTTCCTTTACTCACAATCAAATTATTTTCAATAGTAAATCTTGAAGGAATGTATGGAAAGTTTGCAACAAACTTTGCTGAAGTAGTCCAAGGGCTTGTAGCTGGAATTGTAGTATTGTCTGCGACAATCATATCCCTTCTCCTTTTAATTTCTTGTAAGCAATGACACTTTGTTCTTGGGTGAGTTTCTTAGTTTCTAAGGTGAACCCCCTGATATTATTCACCAGCCATGTTCGGAATGTCGGTTCTTCGTGAGAACCCTTTTCGTAAAGCTCCATGAGTTCTTTGGAAGAATACTGACGTTGTTGTTCTGGCTCCTCCTCTCGCAGGGCTGCTTGTTCGTCCTCCGCTTCTTCCGCATTGTCGCTGGGCTCACCTCCAACTATTGCACAGACCGCGCGATTTATGGCCCTAGTAATAGCAACGGATTCTAATTTATGCTCATATTGAGCATGCTTGGTTTCGTTGGAGTCGCATCGACCCATACGCTCCTGAACACGGTCACCAGACGTTGCACGAACGGTCACTGCGAAGGAGACGATCTTCTTACCCTTAGCGTCCTCCAGCAGCTCACGGTATGCTCCAGGGTCGCCGTGTGCAGTCTTGCTAATGATCTCGACACGAACCCCGAGAGCTGCACCAATGACCTGCCAGCCTCCCGCGTTGACCCTGTCGCGTCCTCCGATGTGATTGATATGTCGTTTAGGGTCGAGCAGACTGGCCTTGAGTAAGTCGAATTCTCTTGCGCTATGCACACCTCGTTCGACCATTGAGAGTGGTGCTGCTTCTTTGAAGGTCGCATCTATTGATTCTAAACTCATTATGTCACCTCTAGCATGGAAGCGTTTTCATTTTTCTCGCAAGCACTAAAACTGCAGTATGAGCATCGCCAGCTTTTGCCTTTGTGATTAAAAGTCTCTTTTGGAGGCGAAGCAGGCGGCATAGGATCTCCGAGTTTAGTAAGATTCGCCTTCTCGGCGAGCATCTCCTCTACATGCTCTCTGTAATCCTCCGTATCGTATTCGTGCTCAGCCATCATACCAGAATCGCGGCAAATAATAATGAGTACAAACTTAGGAAAATTAACATCAAGTGCATATGATGCTGCCTGTATCCGATAATGCCATTGCACCTCCTCCTTCTTTGGCTCAACACGGGTACGTTTGCCATTTATCATCTTTGGGAAAAATGTCGTAGTCTTAACTTCAACCACGAAGCTCTTTTGAGGATCCGCTAGGCACACCGCCAGAAAATCAGAATGCCCTATTGAATCCCCTAAATGATGAACGTGCTGCCGTTCAATCACATAGCCTGTCAGACGGTCCAACACTTTGCCTACGCGTTCTTCTGCGTCAAGGCCCATGTCAAACTTTCGGTAAGTGTCATCGTTGTAAGGCTCCATTACTATCCCGTTCCGCCGTGCCCATACCGCGCGCGAGCAGTCAGAGAGATCGGAGACATGTAGCGCCGTACCGTCGTGGTCATTCACACGACTGGCGATCTCTTGGTGATATAGTTCACGAATCATAGTAATGTAAATCCTTTGTTTTTGCCGTATCTAGGAGAGACCCAGTTCTCCTCAAGGTATTCTGTTGTGTGAGTCACATAACCTTCTTCAGGATCATACACATGCCACAACCCCAGATTTCCCTTATACTCACTGATTAAGGTCATCCAATGGCCGTCTCCATCGACCGTGATATCGATAATTGAGTCAGGCTCTAGTGTCTTCATGCTTCTATGGGCTATCTTGTTCTTTTTCAAGAAGGCTTGAATCGCAGACGGACTTGTGCCGAACTCATCATTTGTCTTTAAATTCTTTTCAAGTTCTTCAAGCGAGGCTGATGGATAGCCTTTAAGCTCCAACAGGTAGGCCAGAGCGAAAGTCCCGCAGTTGTAGTCTTTGGTTTGGGTAAGAAACTGTGTGTAAAAATGGGCAGTACGTTCGGTATCGAACCAGTTCTTATGAACTCCTTTCTTATGAAAGATGCCTCCTAGATTTTTGACTATACGCATCATCTTTGGCGACGTAGCGTGACCCACTAACTTAGAGTAACATTCCTCAGAGGCGTGTCTAGCAAACTCTTCTCGGAGTTTCTTCCCATATCCAAAACCCCTATATTGTGGTAGGACAGTTGTGCTCCATACATAAACCGATTCATCGTCTGCCATATCTACATCTTCTATAGCATCCTCATCATTGTAGAGTCCCTGACCTTTATCCATAACCCACATGTAATCAATGGGAGTGATGCCAAAACATTCACCGATCAAGACGTCGTCTAGGAACATATTAACTACTAGACCAGTTCTTATTATGTCTTCTCTTGTCTCTGTATCCTCTCGCAGTTCTTCCTCGTATTGCAGTTCAAATATATCCGTTGCAATGTAGTTGTTCGTAAAACTAATCTCCACTGAGGTTATCCTTTCCATATGGCTGGTCCCAGATGATTTCTTCGATTAAGTACATTCTTGCTTTCCTTCTGCAGTCGTCACAGGGCTCATGCGTGACATACATCTTCAATGGGTAGCCGTGTAAGTTGAGCTGGGAGAGAGCGTTCCTCTCAGCATGAATCGTTCGTTTGCAGTGACCGTCTACGATGTGGCAGCCGACCTCTGTGCAGTGCGGCTCTCCTGGGGTAGCTCCGTTGTATCCTGTGGTCACTATCTTGTTACGATAGGTGATAACGCATCCTACGGCCAATCTAGGGCACGTTGACCGCAGTGCTACCACTTTCGCTATGTTCAGAAAGTAAGGGTCCCAGTCCAAACGCTGCAAGGGAGTATTGGTAGTCTCCATTGGTCTCCTCCTGTACGAGTCTCAGCATCTCTTGTGCTATCTCGCGAATCTCTAGTTGTGCATGCTCTGAGTTGCGAAGCTTCTGGAAGTGAACGAAGGTCCTGAAGTTACAAGACATATCGAGGTTCACTTGGATAGCGTAGGGGAGGAAGTAACGAGCAGACTCCTTTGCTCTCTTCCTGGTTACTCCATCTTCTTCTAGTTTCTTTATGGCCAGGTGATAATTATCATAAGCAACCTTGGTCATATCCTCCAGAGCGAACTCAGCTAATTCGGGCCAGTCTACTGGGAGGTAGTATTTGTCATCTGTATATTCGCGATATCTTGCAGACTCACCGTTGATGCTGAACATCCTATGCTTGAGGAAATGGATGTGGCTAGCAGTGTCGCAAGTAACACTAAAATGCAACAGACTACGCTCAAACGGTGTTCCGTGCTCATTATCAGCGAGCATTTTAAGGAGTCCGGGGATTCGTTCTGCTCGTTCATGGATTAAGTCCTTCCAAGTTACATTCTGCATCATCATTTTTTCTTTGATTTGCAGCATTTCAGTGTTTGTTGAGGTCCAGGCTGCCTTGGCATGTGTGATATCACCGCCATACCAACCTTCAAAGCTCACCTTATTTCTCATCTATGCTCTCCCAAACCTGTTGCCAGGAGCCTTGCGAGGCTCCCTTTGAGTAATCTGTAGCTCTCTGCTCAAAAAAGTTCGCGTATTCTACGCCGTTGAGGATCTCGACTAGCCAGGGGAGTGGGTGAGGCTTTAATTGCTTGCCCTGCTTATTAAAGAAACCGTTGATTGGCTTTAATAAGAGCTGGACCAGTCGCCAGTCGGTTACGAATCTGACGTAGTCCTTTACGCCCTCGGTAGTCATTCCCTCAACAGGGCCTAGTGAGAACGCTAGATCGACGAAGTTCTCTTCAAGGTCGCACATCGTTCTCGCGATTGTCCTAATACTACGTTTGACGTTGGGGGTTACTGCCCCTGTCTCCCTGTTCCACTCGTGGTACAACTTAATCATTGCTTCGCAATGCAGACTCTCGTCGCGCACTGACCAAGTGACGATCTGTCCCATACCGTTCATAAGGTTGCGCCTGGGAAAGTTGAGCAGCATAGCGAACGAGGCGAACAGGCTCATGCCCTCTGTGAACGCTCCAAACATGGCTAGGGTCTTCGCTACGTCTGCGTCCGTCTCCATACTGAACTTGTGCATGTAGGCGGCCTTGTCGGACATCTCCTTGTAGTCTCGGAACGCTTCGAACTCACTCTGAGGCATACCGAGGGTCTGGATGATGAGAGCGTAGGCGTCGATATGAACCGTCTCCATGTTGGTGAAGGCTGACATCATCATGCGTATCTCGAGTGGCTTGAAGACGGGAAGCAGGCGGTCGATGTAGTTACCGCCTACCTCCACATCTGCTTGAGTGAAGAACCGAAAAATCTGGGTTAGCAGGGCGCGATCACTGTCCGACATACGATCTGAGGTCCAGTCTTTGAGGTCGTTACCTAGAGGAATTTCTTCACCAACCCAATGAACTCTCTGCTGCTCCTGCCAGCATGTGTAGGCCCAGGGGAAACGCGTTACATCGTAGGTTCCACTACTCACAAGCAAGGCATTGGGCATAGTCCTTTGTTTCTCCAACAAATTCGGCTTTTCTTGCTGACCTTGATCTGACATAATATAAACTCTTAATTCCTTTTTCCCACGCTGTAAAGTGAAGTTGGTGGAGGTCGTATTTATGGATATTTGACGGAAGGAACAGATTCAGAGACTGGCTCTGGCAGATGTATTTTTGACGATCCGCCGCCAGGTCTATGATCCACCTCTGGTCTATCTCGAAGGCAGTCTTGAAAATGTCCTTCTCTTTCTTTGTCAAGAAAGGTAGATGCTGTACAGAACCCTCCTTCTCTATAATAGATTGCCAAACGTCCTGAATCTCTATGCCTTCGCCGTAGTCTATACCGTCTAAGACTTTCTCCAAGTACGGGTTCTTGACAATATACGAACCAGAGAGAGTTTTGTGGTTGTATATGTTTGCCGGGTAAGGCTCAATGCCAGGGCTACTTCCACCACAAATAATACTAATACTTGCAGTAGGAGCAATAGCAAGCTTATTACTAAAGCGTCCTTGAGATCCCACAGCCTCTGCATCTTTGCATGATCCTTTTTCAACTCCTAGTTTTATAGAAGCAGCATCTGCCTCCTGTCTCAGCTTCTTAAATATGCGATGGTTCCATGATTTCGCAAGCACACTCTCAAACGGCAGCCCTTTCGACTGTAGGAAGGAGTGGAAGCCCATGACTCCCAATCCAACTGACCTCTCCATGATTGCGCTGTATACGGCCTTCTCGCTCTTTGAGTTGGCGATAAAGAAGGTCAGAACGTTATCAAGCATGCGGAGGATATCCTCGACGATCACCGTATTGTCCTTCCATTCATCGTATGTCTCTAGGTTCAGTGAGGCCAAGCAGCAGACGGCTGTACGCTGAGAGTTGGTTGGAAGGGTGATCTCACTGCATAGGTTGGAGGTCTTAACCTTGAGTCCCAGGTCCTTGTGGTGTTGGGGGATGCTCTTGTTCACTGTGTCGATGAACAGGAGGTACGGTTCTCCGGTTTGGAGACGGGTCTCCAGAATGCGCTGCCACAGTTCGCGAGCATCTACAGACTTGACAACCATTCCAGATACCGGAGAAACAAGGCTATGAAGATAGCCGCCCCTGACAGCACACATAAAAGAATCGCTAATAGTAATTCCATGATTTAAGTTAAGTCCTTTTCTGTTGAAGTCTCCGGAAGCTTTTCTGATCTCAAGGAATTCTTCGATCTCTGGATGGTTAACTGGTAAATAGACAGCAGCAGCTCCTCGTCGGAGAGATCCCTGAGAGATGGCCAGTGTGAGCGAATCTTGTACGTGAATGAAAGGAATGACTCCAGAAGTTTCTCCTGCTTTACGGACAGATTCTCCGATTGATCTAACATTGCCCCAATACGTTCCTATTCCTCCGCCTTTAGCGGAGAGCCATACATTTTCATTCCAGGTGTCTACTATACCCTCTAGTGAGTCCGGGACTTCGTTGAGAAAACACGAGATTGGCATGCCTCTATCCGTGCCGCCGTTCGAGAGTATAGGTGTTGCAGGCATAAACCAAAGAAGAGACATATAATCGTAAAGTCTATGAGCATGTGAATCATCATCTGCGAAAGCTCCTGCCACGCGGGCGAACAAGTCTTGAGGTCCTTCCCCAGGGAGAAGGTATCTGTCGTGTAAAGTACGACTTCCCAGTTCTGTTAGTAGGTTGTCTCTGTTTCGGTTAATTGTTATGCCATCCATTTTAAGCTGCACTGTTTCCTCTGTTAAAGTAGTGATAGAATTTTTCGATCACTGTTCTTGTAATGCCTTCACGTTGAATGTCTTCTAACCCAAACTGAACAATACCAAATTCTTCTTCCAGGCGGAAGAGACCCAGAGCCACTGCTAGCCCCGAGGTAGTACGCATGTCACTTTGGCTCACGTCTCCACACAGCACCATACGAGAGTCACGTCCTAGTCTTGTCATGGCCATCTCGACTTGTTTGGGTGTTGCATTCTGTGCTTCATCAATAATGATGAACTTCTCGGAGAAGGTGCGCCCGCGCATCAATTCGAGGGGCACGACCTCTATGGTACTGTCCTCGCCGTCCAGCATGCGCTGCATGTTAGGAAGATTGAGGTCGATGATGGTGTCCCATATAGGCTCCATGAACGGGTTTACTTTTTCAGCGAGGGTTCCTGGAAGAAAGCCAAAACTAGAACCAGCAGGAACAAGAGGACGGCTAACGACGATGCCTGAGACTCTTCCACTTAACAACTCCTCAAAAGCTACGCAGACCGCAACGAAAGTCTTGCCAGTCCCTGCCGGTCCTATCGCTAAAGTAATACGCTTGCTCTTTATCGTGTTCCTCAGTGTGAGCTGGTTGCGGGTCTTGGGCTCCCACTTTAAGCATGTATCGGTCATATTGTTTTTGTAAGTTCTCATCTATCACACTCATTTCTTTTTATTTCGCTTTCTACCATAAGGGGGACAGTTAGGTTCACGTTGTATTCCTCTTTGAGGGCCTTCACGGGCCATTCGCACATTACTTTTTCAATGTGCTTGACCTTGCTGGCTAGGGCGTAGTCATCGTCAATCTCGAAGCCTATGGAGTCATGTATGAAGAGCACCATTGGGAAGCAGAACTCGACTAGACGTTTCATAGCTAAGAACGCGATGTGTGCCGCCAGGTTTTGTACTGGCACGTTGACGGCTTGACGTAGTTTCCCGAAGAACTTTTGGCCATAATTCTGTCGAATAAGCTCTGGATCTCCGAAGTGTCTAATAAAGCCCGTGGGACACGCAATCTTCCCTGTCTGTAGTATCTCTCGTTTACGTTCAACATAGTATCTTTCAAATCCTGGAAAAGTGTTGTGCCATTTCTCGTGTACTCGTTCGCATAGTGATAGGTTCAGTTCTACCCCTTGCTTCTTAGCATACTCCCACAGTGTAAATCCGTTGCCGCAATATAATTGTGAGAAGTTGCCACTTTTTGCTATTTGTCTTTGTTCCTTCGTAACCTTGGATTCTTCTATTTCATAGAACACACTTGCAAAGTATCGGTGAGGATCCCACTTAGGATCTTTGTCGAACCTGTCAAGGATGCCTCTCTCCTGGACCAGCCAGGCCGCTACTCGAAATTCTATCGCCGAGTAGTCTACCGATAGTAACACTTTCCCTGGCGGAGCGGTGAAGAATTTCTTGAGCTTACGGTCAAGATTCTGTACGTTCGGCTTGGTCGCTGAAGTACGGCCTGTCTCGACTGAGACCATTTTGTACTGCGGGTGCGCCCGACCGTCCCCTTCGTTGGCTAGCTTCTCATATGGCTTGATGTAGGTCGAGAGCTGCTTGGCCTGCTCCCTGTACTCCAGCAGCTCTGCAACGAAGGGTGTATTGTGTCTGTAAGCCTCTAAGATGTCCTTAGAGACGTGTGGCTGCCCCTTCTCGGTGAGGGGGTACCACATTCCTAGCTCGTCCAATTTGGCGGCTACTTGTTTGGTGGAGTTTGGGTTGATTTCGAAGGAATGGCTCTCTAGTTGTGCAACTACTTCTTTTTTTGTTTCAAGTATTGAGTCTTTACTAAGGAACACACCATGCAGGGACATGGAGTCAAAAATGTTTCGTACAGGGTAAATGAGAGTTTCAAGGAGAAAGAATCGCTTATCTCTGGAAAGTTCTCTTTTAAAGAGTTTAAAAAGCTGCATGGTGTACCAAGCGTCTCTGGCGTTATAGAAGTAGAATTCGTCTGATCCGAGTTTGGCATGAAAGGCTTCTTTCCATCCCGGCACACCGAGATACTTTACTGCTAGTGCTTCAAGACCTCTAGGCTGAGTCTCATCCATGAAAAACGCCATATACATGGTATCATGGAAATCTCTAACTCTAATGCCTTGTTTCCGAAGTATCGGTCCATCGAAATGAAATGAGTTATGGCCCACAGCTTGTACCAGCCCAGGTGATTTTTCACATATGCCTTGTATGTCAAGACTGACATAGCACATTTCTTTGTTTGAAATGGCAATACTAGTTGCGAAGTCGGTAAAGTTCCCCTCCTTATCCACTGTCTCGATATCGTAGGCAAGTATATCACCATCTATTTCTTCTCCTTCCCATATTTTCCATGGGACTCCTGTGTCAAGTTTAGCCTGCTTGCAACGACCGATATCTGCAACCACTGTCCTTTCCAGATTCGAATTTTCAGAAAGGTACTCCAGTGAGTAGGTACAGTAAACATGTGCATCCGTTTCTAGTTCAGGTATAGCTGAAAGCTGATTTCCCCTATTATTCCGTATTCCCGACTTTTTGGTAACTGAGCGTAACGCGACATCCCCCATACAGAGAATGTACTTAGGTCTAATATGAGCAATCTCTTCCTTGAGGTAGGAACGACACGCGTCAACGGAAGCGATAGGCAGTGTTTGACCACGGCCAGGTATCGCACACTTGACTGCGTAAACAGACTGGTAGGCACCAAGGTTAGCCTTATCCGTGAGACTTCGCATAAGTCTCCCCAAAGGACCTGCGAACGGTGCACCCGCAAAGTCTGCTTTAGAGTCTGGTTTATCACAAACAATGAGAACCTCACATTCTTGGACTTTGGTTTGTAGTACAGGGGACAGGCAACCTAACGATAATGGGCATAAGTTACAAGTTTTCATTTATCTAGGTACTGCCCATGTTATGTATAGGAACATGGCGAGCATGAGCGTTACGAGTATCTGTAAGACAAACATTATCTGTTTCCTCCAAAGAGTATTTCTTCTAGCTTTTGATTCTGAATTGAATCACCAAGGGACTTCTTAAGTTCTAAAGTCTTTGCGATATACATATCAATTGTGTTCGGGACGCGGTAGTGTGTTACACACTTGCGTTCCCCTGGTGCGTAGACTCTGTCTCTTGCCTGCTGCTGCTCTGCATAGGAGAAAGTCTCTGAAGTGAACATCGCATGCGTGGCACCAGCTAGACTTATCCCCATGGACGCTGCTTGGATTTGAACAACGCATACCTGAGCACATGGGTCGTGGTTCATGGACTGAATCGCGGCCTCCCTGTCCTTTATGTTCGTTGACCCTTGAATCTCTGTCACTTTGCATTTTAGGCGTTCCTCAATCTCTTTCTTGTAAGTCTCGACTTCCCAAGTGTAGCGACAAAAGATCACAGCCTTCTCTCCGCATTCTATTATCTCCTCGAGGTCCTCGCATACTGCGTCTATCTTCGCTGTATGAACTAAAGTCTTGCCATTCTCTGTACCTACAAATCCCGAAGTAATCTGTTGGAATCTTAAGAATCTTGTCAAACAATGAGTTCCGTTGATCGTCTGTCCGTTTATCTCCGCTATCCATTCCTTCGCCAACTTTCCATACATATTCATAGCCTTAAGAGGTAGAAATACTTTTCTCTCGACATACTGCCAAGTGTCGGGTCCGAAGACTTCTTCACGTTTGACTATCGTAGACCATTTCTTGAGTTTGCCCTCAAGCTCTGGTAGGTTCCTGTAACCAAGAATCTTACTAGCGAACATCATATCAGTTATCAGGTAACGGTTCTTAAACTTTTGATAGGATGAGAACCACTCTTCTGTATCTAGGCCGGACATCTGTCCCCATAGGTTACCATAATTGTTAAGGGTAGGCGTTCCGGTGAGTATGCGAACATAATGTGCTTTACGGCCAAGCTTGCGGAAGGCCCGACCTCGGAGGGATGAGATGGCCTTGAAGCGATGGCTCTCATCTGCGATTAGAGCCTCGGGCTGATACTTTGGGAGCTGCTGGGTCACATCATGTAGGCGGTCATCGTTAATCACTACCACGGCCTCAGGATGGGCCTTTAAAAGCATTACAGTGTCTCTGATCGTCCCCGAGAACCCGTCTAGCACGGTGAGGCCCTGTTCCTTGGCTTCAGCTACCCAGAACGGGCAGACTATCTTAGGTGCCGTTATCAGGCAGGACGACGGTCGCCATGCCTTGAGGTACTCAATCGCCATACGCGTCTTGCCAAGTCTGGGCTGGGCGAAGAGCGCACGTTTGGGAGTGTTGAAGTGGTCAGCGAGTTCCTGGGCCTGCCACGGGCGAAGTTCGGTCATTTTTTGGCCCTTTCACGAGGGGGTGAACCCTGAACCCTGGACCCCTATACTATACAAAATAAGATAGAGGTTCAGGGTTCAGTTCATTACTTACTCATCTTTTCTTATCGAACATATGTTTGGATGGATGGAGGTTACCCCCCTATATAAATAAAGAAATACTCCAACCTCCACTATTGATTTTACTCGTCTTTTCCCATCTTCTTAAGTCTAAATTTTACTACATCTCTTGTTAGACCTGTTTCCTCAGATATCTTAGACCATCCCCAAGTAGGGTTATCCTTCTTACACATGTAAACTTTCCAGTAAGCTTCATCATCTGAGGTATTAGGAGCTAGACTTGATATAGGTATCATACCAGATGAGGAGTCTTCTTCTTTAGAATCTTCTTCAATCTTGCTAAATCCTTGCACTATGAAGATTTCACTGTTAGTCCAGATACCGGATTCGTTCTTCTCCTGTACTATTGAGCCGTCAGGATTCGTTTCAAGAGCCCAATCACCTACAGACAGTAAGTCATGTTCAGGTTTCTTGTTGTTAGACTTCTCTACATGGAGTCTTAATTTCCCTTCTTCTTCTGTTGCATGTATCAATGACCTAGGTATACTCTCCATTTCTTTTGATCCGTTAAATGTGCCAGACTTGTTCTCATGAAAAGTACCTAGTATGGTTACTTTCTTTTCTTGAGCTATAATCGACAAAGGCTTCAAGCATTGTCTTGTGTTAGTAAATATGCCTGCTCCTTTAGGATCAAAGATATCATAGATAGAATCAAAGTAAATAAAGTCTAAAGGACACTTGTCCAATCCTTCAGCTAGTTTGTTCGCATCTCTTGGAAACATCCAATCATTGTCCAAGTCATACAAATTGTTAAATAGAGTTTTAGTGAAGTCGGGTGTACTTAGTCGGACTGCATTACTGAAACGTGCAAAAGTTTCTTCTGTTGCACTAAAGCCGACTTTCAGACCCTCTTTGAGAAGTTTACCCACTAGCCAAGGTATCCATGAACTTTTACCTATGCCTCCTTTGCCATATTGAAAAGTCAACTTGTACTGTGGTATGAATCTGTAAAGTATCCATTCTATGTTAGGTTGATTCTCAGGTAAGTCATTAGCATTCTTCCATGTTGTTTCTTTGATTGTGAATGTCGGTTCTATCTCCGTAGCGTAGCCCACGCAAGAATGAGCCAATCGTTTTATGTCTTCTGCTTCTACTTCGCGTCCTTCAGGCTGTTCCACTAGACCAGAATTGACCAAGGAGGCTAGACCTTCGGCTATTCCCTTTTCTGAGTAGCCTATGCCTCGAAGGGTTGAGCCGATCTTGTGGAGACTGTTGTCTCTTTGACCGTCCGGCATGACATCAAACTCATCCTTAGTCTTAGAATGCGTTTTAAGGGCCTTAGCAGGCCCAAGGAGACGGTCTAAGACCTCTAAGGGTATCTCGGTGGGTACGCATCGTTGAATCACCGTGTAGGGCCTATCATCGACGATTGACCCAGGTCCTACAATGTAGCCGTTAAACTTCACATCGGCGATTCTTGTACCATCTTTTGCCTTAATGATTGTGTTTGTCCCTTTATACCCTTTAGGTATCTTATAAAGATAATGCATACCTACTGCATCAATGCGTGAAGTCTTTTGCGACCAAGTTACAGGCAACCTCCTCTCTAAATAGTCTCTTTCATAATGGTCGCAGTCTAAGTCAAATACTACATACTCACCATCTAGCACTATGCCATAGTTGCCTATAGGTTGTATATCTGTTGAGTCATGATGACCGTGCATTGTGGCAGGTACTTTGGAATTAGGTTTTAGTTTGACAAATCTCATTTTACTGTGCTCCTCTTCGTAAAAAGTTAAGGGTATATTCTTCTTTGTTGTAGCCCACTAATCTCGCCAGTTCTCGACCGGCACCGGACACGATTATGGTCGTAGGCACCCCATCGACCTTCCAGCGCCTCAAGGTTGATTCTTCGGCTTGGTCCGTGTCTATGTACTCCACAGGCATGTAAATATCGCTGTAGGACTCTAGAGCGCGGTTTAAAACGATTCTGAAGGCTTGGCTTGGACCGCACCAACCTGCGAAGAAGAATTTGATAGTGGGCTTAAGCTTTTGGACGGGTTCTGGTTTCATTTTTGCTCCAGGGAAGAAAAAGGGGACGATGAAATCGCCCCCTTGCATTTAGGCAGAAACGGTTACTTAGACTTCTTAGTGCGCGTGACCTTAGTCAGGCCTAACAAACGTACTGCTTGACGATACATCGCGTAGAACTGTGAATTGTCACGAAAGAATGCTCTGTTATCGTTTAGAAAGTCCTCTTTAAGAGACTCAAACATTTGAGTGAGTGACGCCTCTCTAGAGACAGACTTCTCATTTATCATGCGCCAAGTAGGCTCATCTAATATGGCGAGATGTGCGATTGCTCTCGAAGGACGCGGGCGTACGTTCGCTAATGAACGCGTAGCAAGCTCTAATGTAGACATACTCATTGTATTCTCCTCTTCTTGACATAATGTGTTGTTTTCGGACTTTTGGAAGTCCTCGAAGTTAAGTGTTACTGCTGGGTACTTAGACATGGACTGTGCTCCTTTACTGTATGTAGTATTCTCTTCTTTGTGACTGTGTCCTTCTTTATAGTAAGATACGTCAGACCTTTACGATATCCATAGATTTAAGGATTGACTTAGACAGAGACGGATGATACGATGTATACATAGAAAGCGAGAACAACATGAAGAACGTACTTAGCGCAATCGAGAAACTATTCTCTAAGACTATAGAAGAGAAATTCTTTGAGAACTATGAAGAAGAACAACGCCTAATGCGTATGCGTTCAGTATACACTGCGGCTTCACGCCCCACTAAGCCAGGAGTAAGAGGTTAACATGATTGTATCAGAGACATTACAGAGTTTAGTTGATTACTACGGACGCGACATTATAGCTAGTCAGTTCGACCGTATGTATGAAGTGTGCCTCGAACAGGGTTTCGATTTAGATGACTTTCTCTTCGAAATATGGAAGGATACTTTCAATGATTACTAGGACTGAAGCATTACTAGCATTAGCTAAGATAAGTACATAAGAACTAGAGCGAAGGGGGAATAACATGAAAGCACTATTGATTAAGTATCATGGACCTACGAACACAAAGGGAAATAGACTTAGCGTACAATCGGAAGGGTTCAAACCTGAATATGAGTATCGTGAATATGACATGGAGATATTTGATCAGGCTCATAGGTTAGCTTACAGAACCTTTCAGAAGAGGTTTCGTATGGACATTCCTGAATTTGCCCTAGGTGTCCTACCTAATGGCGATTATGCGGCAGTACTGATATAAAGGAGAATGACATGAGAGCAACAGGACAGGAAGTAATCCGCGAAGCAATGGTTCAATACTATGTCGATGCGATCATTGACACTATTGACACAAACGAAATCTATAACCAAGAGATACGAGACGACATTCGTAAGCTCATACGAGAAATCACCATTGAATTTGCCGGTGAAACTCTATGACAGACGATGTGACGTTTGATCCTGAGACTGAGGAAGCTTTAGATTGGATATATGCCGAGAACCCTACTTGGACAGAGTATCCTACATGGCACACAGTAGTATCATGACTAAGACGCGAGGCCTGTGTATAGTACTTGTATGCTTAGTAGTATGCACAGGCTTCGCATGTAATGCAGGACCTAGTGTAACCCCTGTTCACCCGTATCCTACTGCAACAGTACTCATCACTATCATACCTTAGCATTACAAAAGGTACTAGCTATCGGTACTAGTATGTGAGACAATGAGTGCATAAGAACTCACGTCACTAAGGAGAACGAGTATGAACGAATACGAGTATTACAAGGTCCGCGAGTCATACTGCCTAGCATATGACAAGGCAAAGAGGGCAGAGACAGCTGCATGGAAAGCCTACTATTTCAAGAACAATCAGTCTAAGCTCCCCGCATGGAACAAGGCTAGGAAGAATGCCAAAGATGCTCTAGAGGCATTCCTATCTTCTTGTAATCACTATAATGAGACGTATGGTTTTAACGTTAGCTTAACATAACAGTACTAGACAGTAGAACTAGTACATGAGACAATAGATACATCAAAGAACTAGCGTCACTAAGGAGAAGCGACATGACAAGCTACACGATAGTCAACGGCAAGTTAGTAAAGCGTCCGGTATCAGATGCTGCCAAAACTTTGGCCGAGTTGCTTAAAAAGGTTTCCTAAAGGCTGAAGTTGCGGGGAAGCAAGACTAATACACTAGCGTAAGAAAGAAGGTTTGACATGCCAAAGTATAGTTATCATGTAATAGCATCTCCTGAGAAGAAGGTGTTTCACATATTTCGTACGGATAACGGAACGGGGGCACAGTCACAGCTGATGGTGGAGAATTATGGTGGATTCTTCAATGAGAAGGAATTTAAGACTCTGGGTTCCGCAGAATCTTACATACTCACCATACCGAAGAGACACAATGACTGGATTAAGGTTTAGTAAAGGTACTAGCTATCAGTACTAGTAAGTGAGATAATAGATACATGGAACTAGCGTCACTAAGGAGAATAGTTATGGGTAAGTACTACAACGCCTTACTGACACCGCTCGTATGGGTACTCTTTCTCGCTACTGCCGTTACGTTCGTCGGAGGCCTCGTGTTTCTGGCAGGCGACGTACTTCTCACTCTCCTAGGCGTTGTCAACAAGTGAGGTCAACCGTGAGCTTTCTAGATAGGATAGGTCAAGCAACCATGTACATCACATTCTTAGGTTTTAGTCTGTTAGCATTAGCAAGCATCGTAGCATTGTACCAGCACGCATTCTGCCACAACTAACTTAACACTCAACTTCGTCATAGTGTGCTATACTAAGAGAGTAGAAAGAAGGTTTGACATGAACACAGGAATACTTAAAGAATGGGACAACGAAGAGACGGCAGCATACAATCTTTACAAAGAAGAAGTCAACAAGACGAAGAAGCAGAAACTTTACAAAGCCTTCAAGGTCTTGCAGGAAGCAAACGAAACCAAGCGTTTCCTTCTCCTGGTAAAGTAAGCCTGTTCACATAGCCCAGACTCTCCCGAAAGGTGAGGGTCTTTTTTGTGTTGTCAAGCGTTCACATGAAACTTTACAAACCACCTCAGCTCACCGTCCAACTCAACCGTCAGAGTGTTAACGCTTCCATACTAGTAATTAACACACAATTCGTTAACAAATTAACGTCCTCAGCTATGGCGAGGTATAGAGAACACATGTTCGTAGTACACACTTCTCAGATTTTGTCAAGTGTTATCCATTAGCTTAACACAACCTTGACTTTGTTAAGCATTTGTATAGCTCGCAACCATAGAACTAGCCATGTGTCCAATCAATCGCCAGTCATTGTAAAGATTGGGCCAACCTTGCAACCAAAACCAAACCTTCGATACAGAGTCCCCCTAGGGCGGGGTACCCGTAACTTTACAATGGGGGGTAGGGGGGCATGCGTTTTTTGAATGGCTAGCATTTCGACCTAATGCTTAAATTGGAGAAGGACTCTCTTATACAAAATCGAATTACTAGTTAAGGAGGCTTTTATGCCTGACGACAAAGATAAAGACAAGTTACCTGAGTTTGATTCTAAGGCCATAACAGATTGGAAGCTGGCTAATCTGCCGGACCCGAAGGTCTCGTACCTGCCTACATTTTGTAGATGTAAGGAGTGCGTCAAGAAACAGCTGGAGCAGAAGGTCTGGGACATGTGGGAGCAAGGCTATGAGGACTGAAGATCATGGACATTGAAAGAATGCTTGACAACATAGCAACAAAAGATGTACTCATACAGATCATTAAGGACCTGCCGGACGATGCCATGGGAGTACTGACGTTTGTGTGCAAACCTAACGCAGAGGAGGCGGCCCTGTACGGAGAAGAAGCACGTATGTATTATTATCAATCATACGGGGAAGTGCCACGTAACCAAGCAGCGTGGATGCTTATGAACCACTTAGATTATACTAGAGGTGCGAAGCATGAACATATCTAATATTGAAGTGGAGGAGAAGGACTACATAAACATAAGTGTAAAGGTCTACCAGAACAAGGTCCACACCGACACCTTCACCATAACAAAGTCCACTGCAGCCCATCTAGTAGATGAGATCAAACACATCCTACGCCGGGACGAGCGTTTCCCAGCCCCGGAGAATCCTAGGCAGGGGTGGACGTACTAAGATGAAGCTCTCAGACGTGACGGACGACTACATCATCAGTCAATATGTACAGCACCCCTATCTTATCAACCGCCCTGAACCAACTATCTTAACGTGGCTGACGTTGGCGCTCCAGTTCAAGAACAACGCCGACCCTCGGCACACTACAACTGAACAGTGCTGGCTGTGGGAGAGACCAAAGAACAAGTTGACAATGTTCACGAGACTGGGCAACCTAACACAGTTCGGCCTCCAGATCAAGCGTTTCGCGTTCTACTTCTACGGCCTGGAGTGCGAAGCGGGCGTCCTACAGAAAGTATACGAAGAGACGTCTAAGGTCCCTAAGAAGTTCATTCATAACTCCTGTCCTACGAAGCGGTGCGTGAACCCCGCACACTTGTTCGAGAGTTTCACAGCATATGACCCCAGCAACGTGCCACACACCCCACAGGGGACCGACTGCAGATCCGCCAAACTAACTGAGCAGCAGGTCAAAGAGATCCACGCCTCGACAGCCCCACTCAAGGAGCTCGCCGACACCTACAAAGTGTCCAAGACGGCGGTGCATCTGATCCAGACAGGTCGGACGTGGTCCTACCTCAACCTCGTCCCAAGACCCCTTCGCTACAAAACTCACACTCGCTGATTCCAAAGGAGTCCATATGAAGCTCGTGATCGCACCAGGCAAACTAATGGTCGAAGAGTTCCCAGACCAAGAGAAGACCTCCTCTGGCCTATACGTCACCTCTGACCCAGATCGTTCCCCATACGAGGGACACGGCACCGTCCTAGAGGTCGGTGGTCCCAAGAAGTACTCAGACGGCACACAAGAACTTAGTGAGTTCGCACCCGGCGACGAAGTATACTACAGTAACACAACCTCTCATCAGGTCACTATCGAAGGGCGTAAGTACCTCATCATCAAAGATGAAGCCGTGATCGTTAAGGTGGAGAAGTAGTGCTGAACACAGCAGAAGAAGAATGGGACTGGGAGAATGCGACAGCGGGGACCAGACCACCATATGACCCTCCTAAGCGAAGCAGAGGTCGAGACCATCTACGTTTCGACAGACTCCGTGCGAGTGTTAGCGAGGCGGATGAACATTTCTACTACAACTATCTTCAACATCAAACACAAGATAGCTTGGAGCCACCTGACAGATAAGTTGGATAAAGAAGATGTCACAACTGACGACCTTGGACAGACCCCCACAGTACTATGAAGAGTTGGCCGCCAGACGTAACCCGAAGCACATCATAGACTGCATGCACCAGTGTTGTTACCTAACCCCGGTCTGCTGCATGGTCTGTAAATACGAGTTCCGGCACGTCAACGGTCTGGTGCGTCACAGGACACAAGTACACGAACTGAAAAAAGGCTCAGTACATGCAGCAGTCAGACGAAGAGCAGCGAGACGAGAGCTTGTGCCGGATGGTCTGGGCTATCTTATTAAGTTGTTTGCATCCCCTGCACGTTCAGGGCTAGGCACACAGGAGCTGACTAAGTTTGCACAGTACCTACAGGAGCTGCTGCACACCAAGATAAAGTCAAGGACCCGTCGCATATACAACAAAGCGAAACTTGAGGGCCTCAAGGAGGACCCGGACGGCCACTCCTCCACTGGGCTGATCTTACCTAACCGTTACCTCATACCGGCCTACCAGATTGCCGAGGTCTCCGGCGTACAACCTAGTGAAGTACTCACAGCTCTGATCGCCTACGGACTCGAGTACCTGGCTAAAGAACTACGTCAGTACCCGGTGATCCCCCAGGTGAAAAAACCTCCAGACGTCCCAAAGAAAGAAACTAAAAATGATCTTCCACCATCCAACCCGGTCGCCAGACCTCGTTTCCTTTAGAAAAAAGTATCCTAGGTTTGGGTCGATCTTAGTGGCTCAGGACCTGCCGGGCTACTCGAAGGTGGTGCATATGCGGATACGCCCTAACACTGTCTTGGTACGCCCGTACGTCCCTAATGGGTTCACGAAGGAGGGGCTGTACGTTACGACGAACGACATGTGGCCGAGAGTATGGGGCTTCGTGCTGGCCTGTCCACTGTGGACCGCGCTAGATATAAGCCCTGGGGACCTCATCCTCTTCGAGAGGTACAGCGAAC